GTTTACAGCGCAGATGCTTTAAGACAAGCTATCAAAGAATATGAGTTTATTGCAGATACCCTTCGCAAAATAGCACCCCCGCATATAAGGTTGAAAGTAACCTTGTCTGTCCAGGAGCGTGAAGTTGGGTTAGGCTTACAAGAACGTAAGCCAAGCCTGTCTATCCAGGAGAGAGAAGTTAAATTGGAGGTGGAGGAGTGATGCCCTTAATCGGAGATACCATTAGGCTGAAAGGCGAGTTCAAGGATTTTAACGGCAACCTCACTGATATTGAGGAGCCAAAGGTGGTGGTCTATGACAGTAACAGGAAAGTAATACTCGCAGCAGAGCCGGAGAGGGTTGGGGTAGGCAAGTATCAATATGACCTGATTGTCCCGGACTATAAAGAAGCCGGAAAGCAGAACGAACCGCTGGTATTCGAGTTTTCGGGTGAGATTGGCGGCCAGCCCGTTGTGGGTAGGAGCAGTTTCGAGAGGATGTGGAGCGAATGATTGAGGGCTACCTGAACCAGAGAGCGGTATGGAAGCGGAAAACCGGTAGCAACGAATACGGCGAACCGGTAACAAGGCAAAAGACAATCAATGTTCGCTGGGAGGGAAAACGGCGCTTGGTCCGGGATAATCAGGGCCGGGAGGTAGTATCAGAGGCTAGGGTATTTTGTACTGAGGCCGTGAAGCCTGGAGACGAGCTGGAGTTTGACGGGCGCAGTTGGCCGGTGATTGCAGTTTCAACTGTTCCCGGACTGGATGGCAAAGAAAGCCATAGAGAGGTGGCGGTGTAATGGCAAATAACAAATGGCGAATCAAGGAGGCTGTCAATATTGCCGAGGAAGCGGCACTGAAAGCCATGCGGACCGGGGCAGAAAGAATCATTACCAAAGCAATGAACAACGTTCCTATTGAGTCCGGTACTCTGCGCAGGAGTGCAACCACTACGGTTGGAGGGCTACCTGATATGATGCAAGTATATGAAGCTGCGAAAGATGGAAACGAAATGAAAAATGCTTTTCCACAACCTATTGGCAAAGAAAAGGCGGTATATGTATCATACAATACGCCGTACGCGCGCAGGCAACATGAAGAGTTGGGATATGAGCACCCGCTTGGTGGCGGACCTAAATACTTAGAAAACTCGTTTAATCAACTAAAAGGTGACATAATAAAATCCGCCCAAAAAGCAGTCAAGAAAGCCCTCTGGGACGCAAAGTGAGGTGACGCCGATGTTAAGCGATATAGGCACATATTTGAAGGCCCAGGGAGTTGGCACTCCGGGAACAGATATGTTTCTTGGATTGATGCCAGATGAACCCGACAACTGCATAGCACTGTTTGAGTATGCCGGTTCACCTCCGGATTTACACTGGAACGGTGAATACCCCGGCTTGCAGGTACGGGTCCGGAACAAAAGCTATGCGGCTGCAAGGACAAAGATTGGGGAAGTGGCAAAGAAACTCCATGGGTTGCATGAACAAACGCTGTCCGGTACCAGGTATCTGCTTATAAAAGCCCGGGGCAGCCCAGAGGTATTGAAACGTGATAACAACAACAGGGTAGAACTATTTGTGAATTTTGAAATTATAAAGGAGCGTGATTGAAATGGCATTAGCAGGCAAAGGCGGTAGCTTAAACATTGGCGCTAACAAGGTAGCCGAGATTGCTAACTGGAGTCTAGATTTAGGCGCAGACGATATCGATGTTACCAGTTTTGACAGTCAAGGCTGGAAAGAGTATCTAGCTGGTTTAAAGGAATGGTCTGGCAGTGCAGAAGGTAACTTCAAGCCAGACGATACTAATGGGCAGAAGGCAATTTTACAAGCCTGGCTAAATGGAGAAGCACTGAACTTTAGCTTTAAGGTAAGCGAGACTGTAACCTTTACTGGGTCAGCTTTTGTGAAGCCGTCAATCGAAGTGCCGGTGGACGATAAGGCATCGTTCTCCTGCGATATACAGGGCACAGGCGCATTGACGCTGCCGACATAAGGAGTGAATTGACAAACAAAGGTTGCTCCTCCTCTATGGTTGTGATATAATAATGACAAACAGAGTGTAGAGGAGGGGCAACAGTATGTCAAGAAAAAGACCAATCAAAAAATGCGTTGAATGTGGGGAAATGGCTCCGCACCATGCACGTGGGTTATGTTCAAAGTGCTACGAAAGATTTAGGTATTACAAAAAGGTAGCAGATAAAAAATTACCTCAGAGGCGAAAAAGCGATATAAATACGGCATTTTTCAAAGCATGGGGGCCAGAAATGGCATATGTATTTGGATTTATTTGTGCTGACGGATATATAAACCAAGCCTTAACCCAACTCGTTATTTATAACACAGACTACAATATCCTAGACAAAATAAGAAATTCAATGAGTTATGATCACGAAATAGCATGCTATGAAAAAACAAAGGTTTATAGGCTAAATGTTTCAAAAAAAGAGATAGTGGAGGATTTAGTTGATTTGGGGCTGGTGCCTGCGAAATCATTGACACTGCGGTTTCCAGATGTACCTGAAATCTATGTGTCAAATTATATAAGAGGATATTTTGACGGCAACGGAACTATTAATTTCCATGATAAGGGGAGCAAGCCCCAAATAACAGTGAGTATTTCAACTGGGAGCCAATGCTTTGCTGAAGGTTTATTGGAAGGTGTAAAAAATACAGAGGGAATCAGAGGCTCAATTCATGTTAACAAAAACCAAAAGAATGATTCTTACAGCATAAATTTCTATGGGTACAATGCAGTACATTTTTTGGTGTGGATTTACTGGAATGCAAACGGGTTATTTTTAGAGAGGAAGCACGAAACGACAAAAAGTTTTTTAAGCAAATATATTTAATGCGAGGTGAGAATTATGGCCGTAGTAGGATTAACTGGGGCGGTGTACGTTTCTGATGTTAACACCGCTCCGGTGTCTTTTAACGATGAAACTTGTAGTGCTGTTGATGCACAGCGAAAACGGTACCAGATTGACGATCCGGACCTAATGTATTGGGACCCGACTTATCCGGTGCTGGTTGAAGTGGATGGTGACCCTGTATCGACCGGCTTCACCCTGGAACATGCCGGGGGATATATAGTATTCAATAATGCCCTGGACGCCGGAGATGAAGTCACTGTGTCCGGTAAAGCCTTGACACTTATTCAGGCGGGTGGTTTCTTCAACTGGAGCATTGACGGCGACGCCGACGATGCCGAGGCCACGACATTTGAAAGCCAAGGGTGGAAAGAGTTTGCCCGCACACTAAAAGGCTGGTCCGGAAGCGCCGAGGCATACTGGGGCGATGAGCAGTTTTTTGATTCGCTGGGCAAAACCGTTGTCATAAAGCTGTTTGTTGACGCTGGGCCAGCCCAGGATTGCCTGGAGGGATTTGCAATCATCAACGGTGAAGGTATCGAAAACCCGGTTGATGGCTTGGTGCAGGAGTCAATTGACTTCACCGGGACCGGGCCGCTGTATGTAAGGATGTAATTACAAAAGTAATTACCATTAGGAGGATTTATTATTATGAGAAATAAAATCGTGAAATTTGCAGACAAGGACATAGATGTGCAGGAAAGGCGCATCGGCGAGCTTGAGATACTGGTGCGCGAACTATTCCCTGCAACAAAAGGCAAGCTCAAAAACCTTGACAAAGCACTGAATGACCTGGAGCTTGATTGGGATTTGCTTTATAAAAAGCTGCCCGTGGTGTTCCCGGACATCACGGAGGACGATGTCAAAAACGCTTACATGAGCGACTTGGAAAAGCTGATCGGAGCGTTTGTTGATGTAAATTTTTTCGCAATAAAACAGATGATACCGAAACTGATGGCATTGGCTCAGACTGGCTCACAGCGGAAGTAGTTGTACTGCTTGGGAGAGAATTCGGCTGGACACTGGACGAGATGCGGCAACTGTATCCGAGTGAAATCCAGGCAATACTAAAAGAGTTACAACGACAGAGACTTCAAGAAGAATATTTTGAGCAAAGAAACAAATGGGCGTTTTTGGCGGCTGTAATAAGCAACGGCTTTTCCGGTATTGCCCGGATGTTCAGCAAACACAGAGGAAAGCAAAAAGCAATCACGCCGGACGATTTTATAAGCAAGGATTTCAAGAGAATAGTTGAATCGGGAATATATGAGAGCACATCACAAAAAACAGATTTTGAGAAGAACATACAAGACGCGAAAAATAAGGGGCTCAATGGCCCGTGGTAAAGGCAGGTGAGACAGTATGACCGTAGGACAGGTAATAGCGAAGCTGGGCGTTGACCCGAAGGAATATGAAAAAGGGCTCAAAAAAGCCGAGGCACAAGCCGATAAGGCAGGACTGAAAATAGGTAATATATTCAAAAATGCTTTTTCTGTTACTTTGGGCATGGGTATGTTCGAGGCATTAAAGAAGGGCTTTAAGTCAACGGTCGGCACGGCAATAAGTTTCAATTCCATGCTCCAGACCGCGCAGATTGGATTCGCAACCATGCTAGGGAGTGCAGAGAAAGCTCAGGCTTTCCTCGATGATATGGCCGACTTTGCGGCAAAGACACCGTTTGAATACCCGGAACTGCTTGAAGCTGCAAAACGCATGCTTGCCTATGGATTTGCAGCGGAGAATGTTCTGCCTACGTTGCGGGCTGTCGGTGACGCAACGGCAGCTTTGGGTATGGGTAGTGAAGGAATCGATAGGGTCACGCTCGCTCTTGGCCAGATCCTTGCAAAGGGAAAATTATCCGGCGAAGAGATGAGACAGCTCACAGAAGCCGGTGTGCCGGCGTGGCATATACTGGCTGATGCAATGGGCAAAACCGTGCCTGAGTTGCAAGACATGGTTTCAAAAGGACTGGTGCCAGGCGGCAAGGCTGTTGATATGCTAACCGCAGGTATGACCAAACGTTTCGGCGGTATGATGGCAAGCATGGAGGATACTTGGCAGGGCGTTACATCCTCAATCAAAGACATTTGGAGGATGACGATTGGCACTCTGACGCAAAACCTGTTTGGCGGACTAAATGCCATGCTTATAAAAGTTCGTGACTTCCTATCGCAGTTTTACAGCATGCTTAATGCTGTTATGGGTAAAAAGGCGAAGCAGACCACGGATGGACTTGTACAGAGCACGGAGGAACAGGCGGCGGCTATGGCCGACGTAGGAGAGGCTACGGAGGATGCAGCAAAAAAGGCAAAGAAAAACCTGCAATCATTCGACGAGGTTCATCAGCTCCAGGAGGATATGAGCGACACTGCTGCAGGAGGCATGTTTGCAATGCCGGAAACAGGCGCCGTGGCTCCGCTTGGGATGGAGGACGCAGGAGAACCGGAAGCATTTACAAAGATGCAGGAAACTCTGGAAAAGCTTGCTATTCTATTCGACCCTGCTATAGAAGGATTCAATAGGTTGAAAACAGCAGCAGAACCGGTAATTACGAGTATTGGCGAAGGACTGAGATGGTTTTATGATAATGCCCTGGTACCCTTTGGAACTTGGGTTGTAGCTGAAGCCGTCCCATCGTTTATGAATTTATTGTCCGGCGCATTTACCGTCCTGAATCCTCTTATAGAAGCGTTTAAGCCGCTGGGCGAATGGTTGTGGACTAACTTCCTGCAGCCTATAGCAGCATGGACCGGCCAGGCATTTGTCGACTCAATAAACCTAGTGGCCGACGCGCTTAAAAATGTAGGGGATTGGATGTCTGAAAATAAGGAAATTGTCGAAGGCATAACAACAGTTGTTCTTGCATTTTTTGCAGCATGGAAATTAACTGAGCTAATGGCTTTTATTCAGATGTCAGGGGGTTTAATCGGAGCGATAAATGCTATAACAACTGCTATAAAAGCGGGCATTGTAGCAAAGCTGGCTGATAAGGCAGAAACTATCGCTTTAACTGCTCTATACGCTAAGGACTTCATCGTTTCGCTTGCTAAAGGAGTGGCTTCCCTGGCAACCAGCACAGCGGCGTGGATAGCTAATACAGCGGCGAAAGGCGCAAATACAATAGCCGCATGGGCAGCTGTAGCCGGGCAGACAGCATTAACCGTAGCTACAACTGCCTGGAATGTAATTTGTGGCGCTGCAACAGTTGTTACAACAGCCTTGGGGGCAGCGTTCAACTTCCTCATGTCGCCGATTACGCTCGTTATACTTGCAATTGCAGCTGTTATTGCAATAGTTGTCCTGCTCATTAAACATTGGGATGAAGTCAGTGCCGCTGCTGTATCAGCTTGGGAGTGGATAAAACAAACTTGGCAGGTCGTTGCGGAGTGGTTCAATACAAACGTAATACAGCCAGTGGCGAACTTCTTTATCGGTCTATGGGAAGGCATAAAGCAGCTGGCCAGTGATACTTGGAGCGGCATAGTTGAAATTTGGCAGGTTGTGTCGGGATGGTTCGATGAAAATGTTATACAGCCGATGAGCGCATTCTTCTCGGATCTGTGGGACGGTATAAAAAAAGCTGCCAGTAGCGCTTGGGAGGGCATTGTGGAAGCATGGAATGGCGCTACGTCATGGTTTGACACTAATATTATTCAGCCGATAGCTCAATTTTTTATAGACCTATGGGAAGGCATAAAAGAGGTTTGGAACAAGGCAGCAGGCTGGTTTGATGAGAATGTTATACAGCCTATAGTCAAAGTGTTTGAAAGCCTGAAAAAGTCTATAACTGACATATGGGACGGCATTTGGAGCGGAATTAAGTCAGTTATAAACAGCATCATCGGAGGAATAAATACCCTGATAAAGGGTTTAAACAAGGTGAATTTCGATATACCGGATTGGGTTCCTGGTATCGGTGGAAAAAGTTTTGGCATAAGCATTCCGCTTATACCTAAATTGGCAACAGGCACAAACTACGTCCCGCAGGATATGTTTGCATACTTACATGAAGGTGAGGCAGTTGTGCCTAAGAAATACAATCCTGCAGCAGCGGGACTAACTGCTGAGACAATAGAGCAGGCAGTGTATAGGGCGTTTATTAATGCACTGAGAATCATGCAGGCATCAGCCAAACAGGACGATAAGGAACTGGTGCTCAAGATAGACAATACTACCCTTGCAAGGATGCAGCTACCCGCCATAATCCGAGAGGGCCAGCGTCAGGGGCTTAATCTTGTAGTTCAACCGCAGGGGGTGTAGATTATGTTAAAGATTGCAGGAGTAACAGTTAAAACACCTTCGGAGCTTAAAGTCGGGCGGTTTGATATCACAAAGTCAAACCGCTCTGCATCCGGTAAAATGATGATGGAGTTGATTGCGACAAAGCGCAGGGTTGACGTGGTTTGGAAGATGATTGCCGATAGTGATTTGCAGACAATTATAAGCACGATAACGGCGCATAAGCCGTTTTTTAGTTTTGAGTATCCCGATGCTGGCGGCACAAAGACAATGACCTGCTATGCAGGGGACATTGTAACCAGCCTATGGCACACGAAAAACGGCGTCAGGTATTGGGAAGAGGTAAGTATAGGATTTATTGAACAGTGAGGCGGTGACATAGGTGTATCCAGTAACAACAGACTTTCTTGACAAGATGAAAGCCGACAGGCGGCAGGTATTCGCACGAGTGGAAATAGATTATACAGACCCGTTTATGGACCAGTCGCTGGAGATTGAAGCCAGCGAACAGGCCAACGTCAGCTACCCGCAGCAAACCGCGGACAGCGTGGACCAGACCACCCGCAAATACGCCTGCCTCGACGGTACCTGGGATTTGACGTCAGGAGAATATCATCTTGCACCGTCAGCAAACATGTTAAGCCAATATCAAATGGGTTGGTGGGGAGCGAAGTTTGCCGGTACAGGCGGAGCGTTTTCT